CCATAGTTGGATACATCAAGAAATGCATCTTCTAATGGTTCATCTTTAACTGCACTTTCTCGATTGTTCATCAATAAAGTTTTAACTCTTTGCAATTTATCATTCATTCTGAACCATAAACCTGTAAGTGATAGTTTCACTTCTTCTTTAGTTTGTAATTGTGTTCCAACTGAAATGTTACCTGGTCCGTAATCGTGTTGTTTGTGTAAGAACAATACATATTGTTCTCTTTGTAATCTACGAAACTCTGCTGTCATCTGTGGCCATTCTTCTTCCATTTGTTGAACAACAGTTTTGTCCTCTGACATAGTTTCATATGTTATTTTTTTATTTGATTCTTTTATTGGTTTTGACATTTTATTCTCCTATACAATCTCATCTACTATACCATATTCTAAACATTCTTCTGCTGTCAAATATGTATCTTGTTTGGAAACTTCTTCCCAAAAATCTTGTGTCTTTTTTGTAACATCACCTAAAATACGATTTATATTTGTTTGTAATTTTTTCATATGGTCGGCTCCTTTTATCACATCTGAAGTTTTACCAACCTCAAACGCCGATCCTTCATGAACCATAACCGTTGAGTTTTGAGTCATTGTTCTTTTACCAGTTCCACATGCCAATATTACTGCGGCTGCAGACATACAGGCTCCTACACAATGAGTATTTACTTTAACTGGTAGAATTGAAATAATCAATCGTTCCTAACATTGCGTAAACATCACCACCATAGGATGAAATAACTAAATTTACATCTTTCTTTGCCTTAGTATACTGAATAAAATTATCAAACCTTGTCATAACGGAATATAATTGGTCTGTATCTATTTCATAAGTTAAATACATAGTATTTGTACCTAAATTAATACCCCATTCTAATTGTTTGAATAGTATTTGTGTTTCTGTATCCAATCCTGGCATATCTGCATAGTGTACTTTCAATAACCGTTCAAGATCACGTTGTTCTGACATACTTTCTCCTATTTTTTAAAGACGAATATTGGTTCATATTTATAACCTGCACCCATCACACTTGATAATGTTAATTGTAATGTATCCTCTTGGGCAAAACCCAACTCTTTTGAAATCTTTACTGTTTGTTCTTCTATAAATTTATATTTTGGTGTATTTGCGATATTATATAACATATAACCGCCTTCTTTTAATCCGTAATAACAATTCTCTATAGTCTTTCTTAAAAACCCATTCACCCACTCATCTTGAGTAGGAAACTTTTTATAACTTTGTGTGGACTCATCGGAATACTTTTCCGTGTCGAAATAAGGTGGTGAAGTAAAACACAAATCAAGAGATGATTTGTTTGGAAGATATTCTTCACTTCCTTGTTTATATATATCAACTTTTTTGTTAATATAACTGAATTCTTTGCTCATTTGCAATAAACCCTTATAAGTTCTCGTGGATGGTTCAGTTCCTATGTAATGTTTGGTATTAGATGATGAAAGAAATCCAAGTAACCTTCCACCCCAACCACAACTCATATCCCAAATCACACCATCACCACCAAACTTCTCATAGATTAGTTTTGCTGCCGTTGGTCTGAAATTGGATACTGCTTGGACACCAGAATATAACTTCAAAGATTGTCGTAGTCTATTTTCGTGGAACTTGTTTCTCTCTCCTTTTGGATCCTCACCCTTGTAATGTTTCTGTTCCCAGTTCCAACACTTTGTAATGACTGACTTAAATATCTTATCATCATTGAATGCTTCCATTGGTGATGTTCTTGAATGACCACATCTCACTGCCCAAAAATGTGGAAAGTATGACCAAGCTAATCTCAAACAATGCATAGTTTGGACTATCTGATTGTCTATGAATATTGTATCGACATCAAACTTTTTGAGTTTCCTCATGTGTTCGTGTTTTTCTTCTTCACGAATTGTGTAATGTGGGAATCCATGACGCCTGTAATAATCGAATATGACTTCTACACCATATTCTCTATCTACTACATCTATTGAATTTGTAACCCTTTCAAACTCTAAGTCTTTATCATCTATCTCAATAAACTTACCGAGAGTTTCATAATTTACTCTTGTCATTAGGGTAGATTTAGTTTCTTGATTTCCTTTGGATCTGCTCCATATTTCTGGAGTATCGTTTTGAGATTTGCCTTGTTCTGTTCGGTTGCATAAAATACTTCTAAATATTCATGTGCCTCTACAAGACTTGATTCATAGTATTTTGCTACTATTTCTAATAACCACTTTTCATGTTTCATCTTCTTTTTTCTAATAACCACTTTTCATGTTTCATCTTCTTTTTTCCTTTAACATACTTTAACCATTCTTTCTTCTTTGGGAGAACATTGGTGTATAACTTGTATAACTCTTTTGGTTTAAGATTGTATCTCTGAATTTCATTTACTACATCAACATATTCCATCTTCATAGATAGAAATCTATGTATCATATAGTTAGACCACTGCTTCTTCTCTGTTTCGTTTAGAGAATCCCAATAACCTTTTGTTTGTTTTTGTGTAATGTGTGTGATGTGGTCAAATAAAGTTTTCATTATTTCCTCGTAATAACCATTCTGTGTCTGATAATCTTTTCTTTCCTCTACTAATAAGTAGTTGCATTTCTCCGTCAGATAGATTATTTTTTTCTAATGTTCCACCAAGTTTATTCATCAAAATCTTCAAAAATTCATCATTAAATTTTGTGGTATCAATAGTTGAATCAACTTCCCATAGACCACCAACCACATCACTAACATCTCCACCATCAGGTTCAAATTTTGGAGTTTTAAGTACATTATTGATATCCAATTCTTTAACTTTGGTTGCCAATTTAGAATCAAATTGATAAGTTATAGTTCCAACAGTTACATGCCAATCATTTATAACCTCATAACTACAACCGAAGAATTTTTTTTGTTTATTTCCAATTTTGAAAAATATATCATTACGACCATTAGTTATAGTTCCCACTGTTACATGCCAATCATTTATAACCTCATAACTACAACCGAAGAATTTTTTTTGTTTATTCCCAATTTTAAAAAATATATCATTACGACCATTCCAAAAAGTTTCAATTCCAAATTTAAAACAACACTCTCGAATGGCCTGTAAAAATAATTGTTTTACATCACTCAAAGAATATAAAATAAAATTAAAAACATTAGGACCTTCTATCCAATATGCCAGTTTATCATCATCTATATTATCTGGATCTTCGTAAGCTCTTACTATCGGATATTCTATTTCTCCATTAAAAAATGATGAAATATCTAATTTGCTATTTCCAAAAAAAGCTACAATATGTTTTTTTGATGAAAATTTTATAACTATAGGACAATTTATATCAATTAAATTTCCATATTCCCAAACTGAACTATATATGTCGGGAGTAAGACTTCCTAAATTTAAATATCTAATCTCATTGGTCATACGCAGTCTGTTTTTCTTTATAAATCAAGAAGATACCACCTGAAAGTAATCCCAAACCTAATAGTTGATATACTGATGGTGCTGTGTCTAAAAAGAAATAAGCAATTATTACTGCAAAGAATGAACCAAAACAAAGTTCACCTACTCCTGCGTTACTGGCCCCAATGTATTTAATTGCTGTCCAATAACATAGGTATGCAATATAACTGGCCACGATAGCAATATAGAGAATTGCCAATAGATTATGAGTGGTTAGTTGTGAGATTGTAGTTGCTGGTGATTGTAGTAATGAAACATAAATGAACACTTGTAGAAAATCATAGAACACAATTGTAAGTGGTTTATATTTCTTCATTATAGTCTGTCCTACTAACAGATATCCAACCCATGCCGCAACTGCCACTACACATAACAATACACCTGATGTAGTCAATGCTTCAGTTGAAAAGGTAGGTAGAAATTCAATTGCAAACAATGAACCAATCGTACCCAACCCTACTGCTATTTTTCTATTAGTACTGAACTTCTCTCCGTATAAATACACGGCAACGAGTGCCAATACAAATGGATAAAAGTAAAAGATACCATAGATGACTGGAATATTAGGATCCAGATATTCCCAACCAAACCAATATGTAATCAAATGAACGGCAAGAAATGCACCATTTGTCAAAAATCGTTTTATATCTTGTTTTTCCACAAGAAACAGATTTTCACCAGTTCT